AAATTAAATTTCAAGTTCCAGCTAGTGGAACTGCAGATATTTATATAGGAGAAATGGGTGTACAATTTGATGGTACAATAAGTGCATCAATGCCAGCAAATGCTGCAGGCTTAACTTTAATAGTAGGATAATTTTATGCCAGCCTATTCATATTTAAAAACTGATATTATTAATACAGCAGAAAATGATTCTACAGAGTTTGCAGATCAAATTCCTGCTTTTGTTAATAGAGCTGAAGATCGTTTAATAAAAGAATTAGATGATTCAGGATTAGATTATTATACATCTGTAACATTAACAGCAAATAATCCTAATGTAACTTTACCAAGTGGAGCTTTAGTAGTTCGTAATGTAATGTATAGAACAAGTGTATCTTCTAATATTACAACATTATTACAAAGACCTTACGAATATGCAATAGACTACTGGCCCTATGCAAGTGCTTCAACAGGCACACCAAGATATTATTCAAGAAAAAATAATACAGAGATTTATATAGTACCTACTCCAGCATCTGCTGTAGTAAGTGAAATACATTATACAAAAAGTCCTTTAGCCTTATCAAGTGCTACAGGCACAAGTGCAACCACATCAAATTATTTTAGTGAGTTTTGTTATAATGCATTGTTTAATGCATGTATGATAGAAGCAACAATATATATGAAGAGTTGGAATAATGTTCCAATTATGGAAGCACAATATAAAAATTCAATAGATGCATTACGTAATCAAGCAAGACGTACCAGACAAGATGATATGCAAAGTCCAGCAAGTCCTAGTGGTGGACCTAATACAGTTATTCAAGGTGCAAACTAATGTCAATTAATAGATCTAATATATCTCAAGAAGTAAATAAACCGAATAACAAAAAAAAATTTAAAAATGCAAAAAAAATGTATATTCCAAAAGATCCATATATTCCACAAAATAATTATAAGATGATGAAACCTCAAAATAAAAACACTCAAAATTTATTAAAACTTTTACAAAATAATTAACAAGGAAAAGAAAAATGACAAAAGAAAGTAATCTTTCAGGACCACATACTTTACTAAGATACCCTGCTAATTTAGAAGAGGTAACAGGTAAACCTACAGGACAAGGCTTTGGTGCTGCTCGTAAAGGTCCTCAAGTACATGGAACTATAGAATCTGTGGTAGATGAAGATTATCCTAAAGGAACTACATTTGCTACAAATACTAAAGATGTTAAAAATATTGGAGTAAAATAATATGTTAAAAGGTAAACAAAAAAATATAGATGTAGCTGCTCCCTTTGGTAAAATTACTGGAGCTGATTTTAAAAAATTAGGTGATGGTGATCAAGTAGTTTCTAAAATGTATGGTGGTAAAATGATGAAACGAGCTGGTGGTGGGATGACATATCAACTCTATGGTGGTAGTTCTAAAAATATCCATGATGGTAATAAAGAAATTTCACAGTTTTATGATACAAAGAATTAAGAATGCCTTTTGCATCTGAAAAACAAAAAGCTTATTTAGCTATTAATAAACCTGATGTATATAAAAAGTTTAAAAAGGATATGAAATCAGGTGGTAAACTAATTGACAATTCTGGACAGAAGTTTGTTCAGAAACTTTATAAAGGAGGAAAGATAAAATGAGAAATAAGATCCTAGATAAGATTATAAATTTTTTTAAAAGTTTGAGAAAAGAGTAAGATATGTTAGGTGGTTTACCAGTTGAAATGATTACAATGCTTGGCTCTAGCCTTTTAGGTGGAGTGATGTCAATGTGGAGTCAG